ACAGACTTGAAGGCCCAGATGTGCACTCTTCAAGTGCTACCTGTTACCAATCCTTACCCTGAGGAAGAATTGGTGTATGTAGGAGAGCTGGAAAAACCAGTTATCCAACCTTCTCAGTCGAAGATTATTCCTTCCCGCGTCCATGGGCTTGTCGCCAAACCTACTACTGCTAGGACTTGGCTTCGCCCAGGCGAGGTGCAGGGAGAACTCTTTGATCCCTTAGAATATAGAATCCGTAGAATGGGTAAGTACTCAGTTCCTATTCCTTTCGATCTGATAGATTTAGCTAAGGAAGGACTTCTCAACGAATTTAAGAGAGTGTTCCTCCCAAATCGTAATACTTTAGAAAATCGATTTAAGTGTCCCTATTCACTGGAGGAGACGTGTTGTGGCGTCGACGGAGAAGACTTCGTCAACGCCATAAAACGTGATACCTCCTGTGGATTTCCGTTTGTACAGCTAGGTTTAGATAGAAAAGAAATTTTTGGATCTGATGATAGATATGACTGTAATACAGAGATAGCGCGAGAGATATTCGAGTTAGTGCAGCATTATGAAGATAGTGCTGACCAAGGTATAGTGTATGATCACTATTTTACCGACACTTTGAAGGATGAGCGAAAGCCACTAGAGAAGTGTCATAAGACTCGAATGTTTGCCGCCTGTCCCATAGATTATTTAATTTGGACTAAGCGATGGTTCAATGGAGTTGTCGCTATAATCTCGGAACTTAGAAATAGGATACATATAAGTGTAGGTACTAATCCTTATTCTGACGATTGGCATTTTCTTGCCAAACAACTATTGGGAAAGAACCAAAAATTTGTCGCCGGAGATTTCGAAGGCTTTGACGCTTCTGAGCAGGCTTATCTTTTACAGACAGCCTGCAACGTTCTGATTGACTTTTCCCAGTATGTGTTTGGTGAGGATCCTTATGCTCGTCGGCAGATGGAGGCTATAATCTCATCTTTAGTTAATAGTTTTCATGTGTCTGGTAAGTATGTGTTCCAGTGGTTAAAGTCTTTACCCTCTGGACACTATCTAACTGCAATTGTAAATAGTGTGTTTGTTTTGTTAGCTATAAGTAGTGCCTTTCTTCTTGCTCGCAGGAAGCAGGGCGTTAGCGTAACCATATTAGATGTAAACGAGTTCTGGCAAGAGTGTGATATCGTCGCGTACGGGGATGACCATATTTTGGGCATTCCCGACCGGTATCTTTCGTTCTTCAACCAGAACACATTAGTAGATCTATTAAGAGAGTTAGGAC